ATGGTACTCTAGTATCTATTACTCTTCCTGAAGATGTTGAAGTTGTATCTCCTGTTATTGATTTACTTTCAACTCTTGTTATAATATCAGTATGGATATTTTTTACACTAATAATAGTAGATTGAAGAGTATCAATATCTCCAGTTGATTCAAATATTTCTGTAGCATCTGTAGTGACAAGTCCCTCATCTTGAGCATTTAGGAAGCTACTTGTAAGTCTGAATACCTTTTTACCTACATCAAATTTTGGTGTGGTTATACCATTAGGATTAGGAATAAAGAAAGATCCAAGTAAGTTTCCTAGATTGTCACTCTTAAGTCTTACATTAGAAACAGTAGCTTGAGCATTAGATGTTTGTCCCACTAATCTAAGATTTCTTTCAATGTATCCAAAGAAAGTATTATCTGATTTAGTAGATAAAGTATCTAAATCTACATTCAGAAGAACAGATGTTGAAGCATATAATTCTGGAACATTAACTATACCAGAAGCTCCAGTTGAATCTGCAGCTCCTAAAATAGTTGCATCAGGTGACTCACCAACTACTACGTCAGGAGTAATTGTATCTACTATAGGTGCTGAAAGAGTTAATCTTGCACCTTGCTGGTCTAAAACTGAAGCACCAAAAAGAGGAGTAAGTTGATAATATGGATTGGGTCCATATGTTTGTGTAGGAGAATCAATAGGTCCACGTTTATGATTTGATTGTGCTAATCTAAATCTAATTAATTCCTTTCCATTAGAATCAGTTCCTAC